TTTTCCGGCAAGACCGGCACGTTTGCCAGCCACCGAGAGATCTTGGCAGGGGAAACCACCGGTAATGATTCCTCTGCTTGGAATAAAGCCTGCTGCTCTAAGTTCATCGCCTGTCACCTTTGTAACGTCTGTAAAGTGCGTTGCGTCAGGGAACCGACGTTCTAAAACTCCCCTAGCGTTCTTATCTATTTCTACTGTTGCTACTGTTTTAATTCCGTTGCGTTGCATGGCAAGGTCAAAGCCTCCCACGCCAGCAAACAAACTAACTGCCGTTAAATCGGTCATTCATTCCCCTTTAGTTTTTTCTACCAACCGCCGGAACAGCCGTATTGGTCTGGCACGTATCCAGCGTATCCGTTTGTTGCTTGTATTCTCATTGCAATGTAAACCTGTTGAGCTGGACTTGCAGCCCATTCAGGTCCAAACAACCTGTACCCACCGTAGGCGTACCAATTTGTAAGCAGAATTCCTAAACCTCCTTGGTACAGGCTTCCCTTGGTATGCCAGTCTCCACCCGTCTCGCAAATGTTCACCTTTGACCACTTCGCCATAATTGCTGGTGAGATCACTGGTTCTGCATACAGGGGTTTTGGTTTTTCAATTTGTACAGTTGTCGGCACCGGCTTCTGTACATCTGCTTGGGCCGGAAGCGTTTGAATAATTATTAGTGCCAGAACAAATGCGGCTAGGTACTTAATCAAAAGAATCCTTTGAACGGTCAACTCCCCAGAGGACAGCTGAGCGTCCTGATGCGGTGGGGGCCTTGCCTACTTCCACAATCCTCCCGGCCTTGGAGAGCTCTACTCTTCTTGGTCTGGCGGTATTGGGTGCAAGGTTTAGTCGGACGGCAATTTGCTCGTCTGTCATCGGGGTCTGGGCCAGGGCCTCGTAGACGGTTTCCCGAAGTGTCTTTGTCTTGCCGACTACGGATAGTGCGGCGTCCATGCTTGTCTCGCTATGAGACTGGTACGGCGGTACATCGAATAGCGTTTTGTACATGCTGTCCTCCTCAGGGCTTATTTAAGTTTACTACTTTTCATCACATTCTGGCGAGGCCGTGTCAAAGTGAACCCATTTTGCCTGATGACAATGACAATTTGGATCTCCGCATCTATCTTCATTTGGTGCCATAAATTCCCGGCACTTCATGCACACAACTGTCTGGTCGTTTAGGCTTATGAAAGGCATTCACTTACCTCTTCGTATTGATATCCCTTTAGGAAGTCGACTTTTATTCGGTAAAGGGACTCTGCCATGCGTTTGGTGCTGCAGCTCTCCAGCAGCTCACGGTGTCCAATCGTGTGAAAGTCTGAGGCGGTCACGTCGCAGTAGACGTGATACGAAGCGTTGCCTTTCATCAGTATGATTTGGCGCTCTTCGTTCCCTCGTCGCAGTTTTGTTGCTTTGATCATCAGTTCACCTTTGCCGTTTCATAATAAGCGTCGATTTCATTTTCTAATTTTGTCCACTCGTCAAGCATTTTTACTTTTTTTGCTGCGGTGGCATTCCCGTATTGCATTTGTAAATACAGTTTTTGAGCTTTGGCTTCTAGTTCCCGTATGTTTGTCATCAAATCTACCTCCTCAGGTACAGGGCATTTACCCACACTCACACAATAGTGTCCCGGCGTCGGACAAGCAAACCTTTAGAGTATTTTTTTAGGTGCTTTGACCTGGGGTTTTACAAAGTTTCTTGAAGTTCTTTGACCACTTGAGCTTCAAAGGTTGCCCTGTAGGGACGGCCTTGCCTGGTCCACTTGGCATAACAGCCGTGACAATAGCCAGAACGGAGTCTGTCTTTTGGTGTCCGACTCACTTCACGGCCGCATGCTTCGCAGTAGACAATTGTTGATTGCTTAACTCGTTCTGCCCCCTCGGTCACGTATCTAATTTGCTGGTCAATGAGCTGCGTCAGGGTTGCTATGTCATTTAGGGTAAGGGCTATGGTTCTCACGGCTTCGTAGATTGGATCACTGGATGTTTCGCCGGACATCTTTCTTACGACCGCCGACAGGGTCGGGTCGGAGTGTGATCCTTTTCCCTTTGGTCCTTGAGCACCGGACTTTTCTGGCATGGCCCTGGTCCCGGCTCTGCGTACAAGGTCGGCAACTAGCGCTGGCGTTAACGTGTTCAGGGTTTTGAGGGAGCGTTCTACGTCTCTGCTGATGCGGTCACGGTTGTTCATTTATTACCTTTCAGTATTTCTATGATGTTGTCAAAGTCTGATGGGCGCCATATGTAAACTTCGCACTGGGTCAATTGACTTAATTCCGAAAGTACGACTTTCTGACTTTCCGACACCTTGCCTTTTTCACGCTTGAGCTCGGCAAATATAAGTCGCTTTTGATCTACATTCCACATGGTGAGGTCTGGGTATCCAGCAAGTGAGGCCCTGCGGCTGTCTGGTATTGCATAGCATTGCCATCTATAAAGTTTTGCCAGATGCATCACTCTCTGTTGAAAGTCTTTCTCTAGCTCTGTGTCTCTCCAGGTTTTTTTTCCAAACAGTGGGTCAGTCGTCATCATCAGGCCAGTCAATTGTTTCGTCCCACTCCACGGCTATTTCAAAGTCTTCTTCGTCCTGCGGTGTGGTGTTTCCGTACACGAACTGATTCCTGGCTCTTTTTGCTGCAACTAGGTCTGCTGGTCCACTCCAGCTGTGAACTAAAAAGCCTGATTCGTAGCTCCAAGCAGGGTTTACGGTAATAAAATGGTGGCAGCTGCGGCACAACGCAAGTACGTTTTCTGGATCAAGAATTGAGCCCCCGGCCGACCTTGGCATAATTTCGTGGCAGTCGCTTGGAGTCATGGTGCAGCCTCTAATCCTGGCTTCGCACATTAACCTAATTCTCAGTATGTCGCTGGTAAATTGTCGTCGCTCTTTATTTAGGATCATGCGCTTCTTGGATACTGGGTTTATTTTTGAGCGTCTCAACATTCCCCCTCGTACCAATTTGCCTCTGGCCACGAGTCGTTTATTTCAAAATAGATAATGGAAAGAGTAACGCATTTTGGGCAGAGATGCGGATGGGCTCCCCAATAAACTTCAGTTCTGCTTAAAACCCAGCCTCCACAAGCGTCACACGAGCCAGGAAGGTAGTGGGCCAGTAGTTCCCAGTGGTTGCGAATGTCCATTGTCAGAGACTGGTCAGGGGCAGGTATTACCGTTATCTTTCTTTCAGCTGTTTGAGAGTTCACTGATATATCGGCTTTCCATAGTGCCATCAGCAGCTGCAGGTACGGGTCTAGCGGTGGTAGTTCCTCGTCTTCTGTATGCAGTTTCATATTCCAACGGTAGCACTTGCCTGTGCTCTGTTTTGGGGCCTTCGTTGTTGCTGCCTTTTTACTGGTTTGAGGCTTCTGGCTCCGTTGTTAGGGAAGGCATTTGTGTTGTTGGAATCTTTGACGCTCTCGCCCTTGTCTCGCTCTCACTCGACTTGGGCTTTTGCTTTGAGGTTCTATCACAAATTCCACAATAGAATCCACTAGGTAAAACTAAACCCCCCAACCACGCAGGTCAGGGGGCTTTAATGCGTTTTCAGTTTTCAGGGTTTTCTTCCACCCTGAGCAATTCTTTTTTGATTCTTTTGCGTTCACGGTCACGATCACGTCGTTTTATTTTTGCTTCTTCTTCAAGAATTATTGTTCTTTTGTATTCAGATCTTGCTTCAGAACAGAAAGTGCATTTGATTCGAATTTCGTTTGGGTGTTTTTCATAATACCTATACAGGCTTGTCATTCCTGAGCTTGTTCCACACCCGGTGTGTGGTGGTGGTTTTTGGCCGTTGGTTATAATTTCAATACGCTGACCGTATTTTCTACGCATGGCTTTTCTTTCCGAAGCGGTCATACCACCGTAGATTCCCCATTCTTCGTGTTTTATGCCATATTCCCTGCAGTCTTCTCGTACTGAGCATTTGAAACATAGGTTTATTGCGTCTTCGTTGGTGTCAATGTGTTCGGGAAAGAACCACTCCATTGGCGCACCCTTGCAGGCCGCCTCGTCCCTCCAGTCAATCATCGCTTGGTAATAAATGCTAGGAAAGTTGCCACGGTTAGTGCTGTGCCCAATCCGTATACAACCATCCAGAAGCTGATTCCACCTTCTGCTGTTAAATCAACGTACAGGGCAACTATTGCTGCAGCCCCCCAGGTTATTTTTTTTCCGGTGCGGTAGCTCATTTTTATCATTTTCCCTCCTCAGGGTTATGCGGTTGCACAGATTCTACGCATAGTCAATGGCAACAAGCAAGTATTAAAAAAACCCCCGGCATCCGTGTGGACACCGGGGGAATTCTTATAAATGCTACGGAAGGTCAATGCCTCCCTTAGACATTTTTCTTCGTGTAGCCCTATTTGGCTGTTGAGCTTGACTCTTTATTTGCTCAACAAGCGCATCATACTGCTCACAAACGCTGTCACGCTCTAGCCACGTCATTGTCAAGGCATATTGAAGCAACTGAGTGGTGGTCAGGTCTTTTACTTTCCCTGCTTTGTCACCGCCCCAGAACTGTTCTGCCGTTTCAACCGTGTATTCACGATCACCGGCCACCTCGAGCAATGAGTCGAGCATGGCCCTGATGTGTGCTGAGAGCTTGACGGGGGCCATTAAAAGGCTTCTTCCATCTCCACGGGCATTGGCTGTGCTGCCTTGCCCATAGCGGTCTTCTGGGGGCTTGCTACGGCAAATCTAAGGTCTGGTCCAATCGCTTCTGCGCTTAGTTCCCAAATTTCTCCCTTTGTTCCGTCTTCTTTGTCCCAGGTGCGTTGCTCCATTCGTCCAGTCACCACGACTCGATTCCCCTTGTCTAGTGAGTTAGCAGCGTTTTCCGCTATGGTGCCAATTAGCGAGACGTTAATGTACGACGTTGTCTCTGCCACTTCTTTACCAAACTTGGTTGTATAGGCCGGTCTAGATACTGCAACGGTTAGGCGTGCTGCTGCTGATCCGTTGTTTAGAAACTTCAGCTCAACTGGTCGAACCAAGTTACCAATAATTGTTAAGTTATTCATTTTTCCCCTTTTCGGAAGTTAGTGTGTCAATGCATAATTTTACTTCTTCAGGTGTAAGCGAGCTCACGCCTTCTACATCATGAAACAGAACGCTTTCAATGTACGTCTTGCGCTCTTTTGCTACCTTGAACTTTTGTCCAAGTAATCCTTTCAATACAATTTGTTCTTGGGTCATCATTTCTGGTGCCGCTGTTTGCTTGGCCTTGGCCTGTGATGCACGGTTGCCATCATCATCCTCGTCCGCAACAAGCCCCAGAACAGCCATGTACGACCCCCTTCTTGCGTAGGTCACGGCTGACAATTGCGCCTGAGGATCATCTTTGACCAGGTGCAGCTGCATTGAGTACGCAATAAATTGTCCTGAACGGTGAAGCAAGTATGTCAGCAGCAGGTCGTCACCGTTGTCATTGGTGCAGATGTGCTGACTAATTGCTAGTCCGTGTTTTGACAGTACTGGAGAGGCGTGCTGAACCACCTCTGGCAGAGCCGCATACTTGCTTTTGAAGAAAGGGTTTGTTGACCCTTTAGGCACTGCGCCAAACTCGGCCTGAGCCAAGACAAGTGCAGCCGCAAGTTCGTTTATCTCTTCGCTGTTCATTAGTCCTCCACCTTTTCGCCTCGAAGTGTTGCCTTGAGTCTCTCTAGGCTTTCTTCTATTTTATTGAATTTTACTTCCATGGTTGCGTTGAATTCATCAAAGATTTCAGTCAACGACTTGTCTAATTCTTTAGCCATTTTCCCTCCTCAGGGTTTAGTTATTTTTAGTTTACTACTTCAGTCCACCATAAATGAAGCGAACTTTTGCTTACTTTGACACCGGTTTCGTCATGCAACGCCTCCACCATTTGTCGGTACGACATTTGATTCTTTCTTGCTTTTATGATCCATTTCTCAACTGGGTAGCCGAGCTTCATGTCCACCAGCAGCTGTAGGTTGCTAGTCATAATTGTTCCATCCTTCCAGCAACGTGAAGATGCTGTTGTCATATCGGTTAAACCTAATTATCAGTGATGATTCTTCTGGGTCGTCAGGCATTTTTGCAATTTGGACACCGTCCTCGGTTTCAGTTACGAAGATTCTAAAGGTGCTTAACTCAGCAATCCATAGTCCTTCGCTAAATGCATATCCGAGTTCGGTCAGCTTGTCACTTAACTTCATTTGTTTCCTCCTCTCTTTTTTTTTGGTCGAATTAGTCGGTCATACGAAAAATGTCTAAATGCAGAATGTCCCGAAGCGCCACCGATGACGGTTACCCACAAGCAGATTCCTTCTTCTACTCGGAATGAACGTATCTTGAATGTGCCACGTTCGCCACGTATCTTCACTTCTTGGTTCGCCAAGAAACCGTCATATGCCACCACGGTCTGTTCCATTTGGTTCCTCGTATTCTCTAACAAGCGCTGCAATGCCTTGTATCCATTCCTCGTCTTTAATGCACCTTGTGCATGCAAACTCCCATGGGCTTAGTCGATCGCCTACTTCGTATTCATAACATCTGTTACAGTTTCCCCAGTTCACAGCTACCTCCTCAGGTTTAAGTCCTATCCTCGGACACTCTATCACAAGAAAAGCCCTGCCGGGGTTTATTCCAGCAGGGCTTTCTTATTGTTCCTGAGGGGGGTAACATTTTACGGAAGATTCCGTTTGGCTATTCTACCAGAGCCGTGAATAATTGTGAAGGGGTTGTGCAGTACAAATCGTCCCAATTGTGCAACCAGCCTCCGTATCGAAGGGCTTCACCGGTCACGGCGCTGCAGATCCAGGTCCGGGGAGCACGAAACGACCAGAACCAGTCGGGTGAAATAATGTCAAGAATGATGCTAAAGATTGAAAGAACTCCGTATTTGGAGCCAACTTGCAGCTTGGTAAAGGCCAGTACTTTGTTTCGATTAACTCCGTATGGTGGCTCCAGTACCACGTAACGTCCTACCGAATCGAGCCTTGCTTCTGCCACGCCCTTGAGCTGGGCTTGTATAACGTAAGCCGTTCCGTCTTGATCCACTCGACTAATGACGCAAGCGTGGTTCCAGTATGAGCCCTTACGCCAACGTAGCCGTTCGGCAAGGCGGATGCATTTAGCCATCCACCCGTCTGAGTGAGAAAACACTATGTCGCCCGGGACTGGTGTCCTGGTGTCCGATTTAACGAACGAGGACATTACGCCTTGGGTGCGGCCTTCTTGCGTGGCTTGCGAACAACGGGCGCAGGAGTTGGCGGCACTTCTAGTTTTACAGGCAAGCACCCTAGGAGCCATGAAGCCTTGGGCCACTTTTCTTCTGCAAAACGTACGGCTGTGTAGTACGCCGTGGTTGCTACTGGCGTTAGGTACATCAAGTCGTTGGCAGGTAGCGTCATCCACTCTTTTGTAATCCATGCCACAATTGCTCCAATAATGGCTGGCACGGCTGTGCGGCAGATGTTTCGGTCCATGTTTTTCATTGTTTTTTGGTTTCCTTGCATTTGTGAGTGTCTGCTTCAAGAACTATTTTAGGCAGTTTGTTAAATGGTATTTTATGTAGCGCACCACGGTGAAGTGTTACCTGGTGATGACAAACATCGCAGATGTAAATGATGGAAGCCATGATTTACAGTTTTGCAATTAGATCGCTAGATTTCATTAGCAGGCAGCTGTGTCCTTCAATGGTAAATCGTAAATAATGAGGGCTTTCTCGATACAAAACCGTGTCGCCTTCTGATACTAGAAGTGGTATCAGGTTGCCGTTGTTGTCAGGTTTTCCTGTGCCTACGGCTATGACGGTACCAATTGGTGGCGCTGATTGCGCTACTTCTGGAATAATGAGACCGAAGGATGTTTCCTTTTCGGGTTCAATGGGCAGGATTGCAACGTAGTCGTCAAGTGGTGTAAACATAGGTTGTTATTGTACACCTTAGGAGAGGCGCAAGTTGGGGTACTTCTTGGCAATAAATTTGTCCAGCGACACTTGTTCGTATCGACGGCATAAATAGTCAAGGCTTACTTCCATTAGGTCGTACGCACCGTTGTTGACCTGGTGTTTTATCAGTATGCCTCGCCAGTGGTGGTTTCCCTGTGGCCCTTTGTAATCCTCGTCGTGCAGGTAACACGCACCGGCAATAAGCCCACGTTGTTGTTGATCATTGACGTATCGAATGGCGGTTAGGTATGTTTGCTGGTGGCCCATGGTGAACGAGTGTCCAAGGGTCTTGAGTCGTCCTTCGGCTGTGCCGCCTAGCGGTCTGCCGTTCATTGGGTTGTACCAATAGTGGGAATACCCCACTCCATCAAGGAATACGGGGCTTAGAAATGGGTGAACTCGCCAGCCGGTTTTGGCGTAGATAAGGTCGTCCGTGGATATAACGCCTTCTAGCTGGGCGTCTGATTCCACGGCACGGTCAATTCGGTTTTCGTGGTTTCCCAGCAGGATATGACGCTCGGGGTTCCATTTAGCGTGACGTGTTTTGCGCCTATTGGCATTAAATTCGTCTAGCGGTCCGTTAAGAATACGCCAAGCTTCGTTGGCTGCTTCAATGTCTTGAAGATAGCGTCGCCCTTCCATAGACTTTTTGCCTTTGTCGTAACTTGAAAGAGACGGCATATCGGCGTGGTCGCCTAGGTGAATAATCTTGATTGGCTGGTCGTGGAATTGATCCACAATGTATTGCCCTATCCAACGAAGATGGTCGGTGGGTGCGCCAGGCTTGGCTTGTGTATCGGGAATTACTACATGGATGTTCGGCATCACACGCCCTTTGTTCAAGTTAAGTGAATGCTAACAGGTAAAACGTTAAGCGTCTACATCATTTCCAAGAACATTTATAACGCCCTCTACGGCAGCTGCGTAAGTGTTTAGTGTGTCTTCCGGTGTCGGGTATCCTGCCCAGCGCCAAATCCAACGACCCACTTGATTGTCAGTTGGAATGGTGGCTTGGTATTCGCCCTCTGCAATGCGAATAATGGTGTTGGTTGGGTCGCCTGAACCTTGGGTGTATGTGAACACGTTTGGCTCCATGCCCTGCACGATGTAGGAGAATTCAACAATGTCTGGGTCTACTGGCTCGCCGGTGACGGTCAAGAAAGCCCCTGCAGCTGAACCCACTTTTGGTGAGGCAGAAGTGTAAAAGGTTACGTTGTTACCCTCGTAGATGTCTATTGGGCTGATTGGAATCATTGACATAGTTGTTCCTAACTAGAAGGTTCTAAGAGTACGGAGCCGTACAGTGTTGGGTATTCTACAGTTGCATTGACCGTTGGTGTAACGACTGATCCGTACACCTTGGTTGAGATAATCGTTGCCTGAACGAAGGCTGGCTTCTTGACGAAGTAGACCTTACCGACTGCGTTACCCGTGAAGGTAGCAACTAGGTAGCCGTTTCCAACGTCAATAACCGTTCCCTGCGCTGTGGCTGAGAAGTCACCCTGTAATGCTCCCAGAGCCGGCTCAAACGCCGTTCCTGCCCCTGTAGCGACAAACTGGGTAGATAGGCTACCCGTTGCCAAATCTATGACCAAGCCCGTTGCAGAGCCTGTGAACGAAGCGTTTAGTTGTCCTTGTCCAGGGGTAAAGTTTTGCCCAGTAGCCGAGCCGTTGAATGAGGTGTCTAGCGAACCAAAGGCTGGCTCAAATGACGTGGCGTTACCTGAACCGTTAAATGTTGCGGTGAGCGAACCAGTCGAAGGCAAGAATACGGTGGCTGTGGCGTTGGCGCTGAATGAGCCTGATACCGAAGCGATACCGTACAGAGCTGCACTACCTGATCCGTTGCCGTCAAAGGTGGCGTTGAGTTGTGCGCTTGCAGGGATGAACGTAGTGGCATCACCGTTGGCGTTAAATGTGGCGTCAAGGTTTCCAAACGCTGCTGGTACAAAGGTTGCGTCACCATTGGCGTTGAATGTGGCAACAAGTTGTGCCGTACTTGCTGAGAACGAGCTTCCAGTTGCCGATGAATTGAAGTCTGCGCTAAGTGCGCCGTTGCCATACAGTGCTGCGCTACCTGTAGCTGAACCGTTAAAGTCCGAGGCAAGGCTACCTGTTGAAGGCAAGAATACGGTGGCTGTGGCGTTGGCTAAGAATGACGTTGTGAGCGAGCCAGTGCCGTACAAAGCAGCCGAGCCTGTACCGGAAAGTGTTGTGTCTGCCGACAATGTGCCGGACACAACAAGTGCTGAAGATCCAGTGGCAGATAAACTAAACGTTCCGCTAAGGTTTGCGTTGCCTGGAAGAGACGTTGATGCAGAACCAGAAGCGTTAAAGGTAGAACTTAATGACCCTTGTGCCGGTAAGAATACGGTAGCGTCTGCATTTGCGCTAAACGACCCTGACAAACTGCCGGTTGCAGAGAATACCTGAACTCCATTGGCAGAAAGATTTGCAAAAGAAACCAAGCTTGCTTGTGCAGGTAAAACTGCGTTAGCAGAACCAGAAAGCGTTACTGAACCAGAAAGTGAACCAGTTGCTGCAAATACCTGAATACCAGCAGCCGACAAAGTTGCAGATGCGTCAAGGTTGGCTGAGGCTGGCAGGGAAGAAGAGCCAGATCCTGACGCAGAGAATGAACCGTCAAGGCTTCCTGTTGCAAACAACGCTGAGCTACCAGATGCACTACCAGAGTAGGAGCCAGAAACGTTGCCTTGTCCAGGAATAAACGTAGTTGCAGAACCAGAAAGTGTTGCGTTGAATGAAGCAGATCCCGTAGCTGGCTCAAACGCCGAGGCAGAACCAGAGGCGTTAAACGTGGCAACAAGTTGCCCAGTACCAGGCTCAAAAGCTGACCCTGTTGCAGAGGCAGAGAATGAACCTGAAAGTGATCCGTTGCCATAGAGAGCAGCAGACCCAGTTCCGCTTGCGCTAAACGAACCGCTAAGACTTCCAGTTGCGGTTAGACTTGCCGACCCAGTAGCAGAGCCAGAGAAAGAACCAGACAACGACCCGGTTGCATAAAGTGCAGAAGAACCAGATGCACTTGCGCTGAATGAACCAGAGACAGAACCGCTACCTGATACAACAATCGTTCCAGTAGCGGATGCGCTAAACGAAGACGTTAATGTTGCAGAGCCAGGAAGCGAAGCCGACCCTGTGCCAGACGTAGAGAAAGATGCAACAACGGCAGCTGTGCCTGGAAGCGTTGCCGAGCCGGTTGCGGACGCAGAGAATGTTCCAACGACAGCACCAGTTCCATTGGCTGTGGCAGTACCGCTTCTTGCGTAGGCTTGTCCTAGATAGGGTGAACCAAGATAGTTAGCACCGAGCATTGTTACTCCTCAGTGTTTAGAACTTCGTCAAGTATCCCCTGGAAAGCCATAAAGTCAGGTGTCCATGCTGTTTCAAAAGAGATGATTTGAATCTCAGGCATTAGGTGTCCACCATTTTGTGTCGTAGTTAAATTTGTAAATTACATCAGGAACAAACTCTGGCATTGTTCCAAAGTCCGTTTGTGGATTCATTACTGTGTCCACTCGAATCATTCTGTTCCAGTCAAATCGAATAGGATTGCCGGAAGTAGGAAAGTCATTTGCATCCCACAATTTTTTAAGATTTTCATGCTTTTGTGCTTGTGGAATAAGTGCCAAAGCAGCAGACTGAATTTCAGCTATTGAAATCTTAAACCATTTTGTTGCTTGGTCTTTTTGCAAGTATGCCCTTTGAGCTAAAGCATCTTCCATGCCGGGACTACCAAAGCCCGGATTAGCGCATAGGTCAAAGTTCATGCGATCTGCTTGCTCTACAACGAGAAACGTAAGAATAGAACCAGAGCCATGTTCCCTGCTTCCCCACGCCTCAATCCATAAAAAAGGGTCGCCTTCATTTGTAATTTCGTAGTAAAACAAAACTGAGCAAATCTTATTGTTTGAATCAAAAGACATAATAAGCTGTGGATTTGGATAAACGTCTTTTACTGATTCAGACATTGCGTATTTAGAAATGCGTACCCACGCAGAGTCTTCTATTGCATTAAGTTCGTCCATGTACGGTTGGAGAGTATTAACTGTTGGACTACTGATGTGCAGAACGTATCCACCGTTGCCAAGAAAATCATCTATGTCAAAAAAAGGTTGGTGTATGTCAACCATTGTCATCCCCTAACGGAACAAGTGGATTGCTGCGAAACCAGACCTTATCACTGTCATCCCAAACCCAACCTGGGGCTGGAGCTACAGGCACCAAATCCCAAGACGTAATTTCCTCATTCCAAACCGTAGGTTGTCCCTCTGGCTTTGAAACAGGAGATTCCCATTCATAGGTTTCTTTGTTAAGAATCCAAGAAGAAAAAGGTTGTGGTGCATAAAAAGCATCTACATCTGAATCGTAATGACCACCGATCACTGCAAAGTTATACCGAAGCGGTGTCTTTCCCTCTATGTGGATTCCGCCTCTAGTGTTGTATGAGGTTTGTATCCATGTTTCACCAAACGTTTCAACAAGCCATTCAATGGTTGTTGGAGATTCATCAGCAATCAATACTTGAACAACAATGTTGTCTGAGTTTATTTGAGCGTAGTGAGCCATTAGAAAGTGATGTTTCCTGATGATTTAAGAATCCTGTATGACCATCCCGCATTAGTTCCACTTGTGTAAGTTGCAGTAGTTATTGTTGGTGCGCTTGGATAATCAGTAGTTAGCCAACCCATAATGATTGCGCCACTACCCCCGATTCCACCAGCACCACTATAACTTCCACCGCCACCGCCACCTCGATTAGCGACAGCGTTTGTTCCCAATACTGAACCTGTGTAGTTACCACCGTAACCACCACCATCTCCAGCACCCCAAAAATTGCCAACGCCCGGAGCAACGGTTGCTGTTCCAGCAGGGCCAGCAACAGCACCACCACCTCCGCCAGAATAAAAGGTTCCATCTATTGCTTTTGCTGCAAGTCCACCTATACCACCTGTTGCATTTGTTCCTTTTGCTGTGTCGCCATAACTACCAATACCAAGACGACCACCACCAGCGCCAGAAGCACCAAAACCAGACGTAGTAGCAGCAGCACTACCACCGGCGTAGCCTTGAGCATTTGTACCAAAACCACCAGAAGAAGCGCTAGTAGCTCCACCTCCACCACCACCAGAACCACCAAGATTTCCAGCGCCCCCAGCACCACCTTGACCACCCGGTACCATGCCGGTTGAAGAATTAGCCATTGGGTATCCACGACCATCATTAAGAATTGTGTACCCACCGGCTGCTCCAACAACTTCAGTAGCAGTAGTTCCGATTGTCATTACTCCGTATTTAATGTCCATACCACCACCACCGCCACCGCCACCAAGAACCGTAGGATCTCCACCTCCACCACCACCATCGCCACCTCCACCAACAGCAAAAAACTTTGTTACTAATGGTGATGGGTTTGTGGTTGTTAGACCGGTTGTGGTTGTTGAAAAAGTTGTAGATACAGGTGATGCTGTGTAGGAAACATAACTAAGAGCGCCCTGAGTTCCAGTCACCACAACAGTTCCAGTTATAATACCCAGATCAGTAACGTCATTTTGCAAAAACATATTTGGATAATTTATTGGAGCATTATTATAAATTGTGTAATACAAAGAGGTTGTTGGTGTTGGCCCAGTAGCATAAATGCCATTTCTTGAAGTACTTGCAGGTAATTTGCCTATAAAATTTAATGTTTGAGTAGCAGTATTATTAGCGCCAACAATGTAAATGTTTCCTAATGAATCCGCTTTAATTTTTGAACCAGATGTAAATTGATTTACACTATTTGTAGAAATAATTGAGTATCTAGGTTGGTCATAAGAAGCATAATTTGATACGTTGTTAGTTCCAATAGCATCATCTATTGTGACAATAAAAGCGTAAGCACTTGTGTAAGTTCCTGTAGCTTTATAAGTGTTAATTTCACCAGTAAAAAAAACATTTCCTGCATTGTCAATAGCAATTCCTTTGCCTTTATTTTGACAAGGAGTTTCATTGTAACCACTTTGAAAATAGTTTTGCCAGACAGTTACTAGAGAAGGTGTCAATTTAGCAACGTAAGCACCGGTTATGTCTGCCGTACCTGTTCTGCGAATTGATGCAGCAACATAAAAAGAATTGTTTTTGTAAGTTAAACCATTTACAGAATTGTAAGAAGATCCATTGTTTGAGTTAAAAGTTTTGGCCTGTGCCGTTATTGTGCCAGTGTTGTCAAGTTGAACAATAAAACCATCAGTAGAACTTCCTCCAATGTTTACCGAACCACCAAATGTAGGATTTATGCCGTTAACAAAAGCAACCGTATTTACATAAACATCTTGTGCTATGGAGCTAGTATTAACTGAACTACTAATAGACGTAGCAAAAAGATTTGTTCCTGATGAATCTACACCTACGGCAAATCCAACGGTATTTGTTCCACCATTTCCGGTTCCCCTGCCACCTGCATAAACATTTTGTCCAGCATTGTTTGGGTCAGTTGCTACACAAGTGAATTCAAGAATTGAACGAACAGCATTTGTAATGTAAAACTTTTGCCAAGCAACACTACCTGATGGGTTGTAATTAAAAATTGCACCTGCAAGAGCCAACGAGGCAGTTCTATCTGCAATAGTTGTTAAAACTTGACCAACAACATAAATGTTATTAACACTATCTATTGAAATCGCATTTGCTTTTGAGGTGAGAATTTGTCCACTATAAGTACCAGAGTGTAAATACTGCGCCCATTGAACTACGCCGTACTGATTGTATTTAATTATGTAACCGGCGGTTTGTGCAGCATCAGAAGGATGCGGACAAGTTCCAACTACATACTGATTTCCATTGCTATCAACTGCGGTGTCATTAGCATAAGTTCCGCTTCCGGCATTTACAGATGAAAAGTAAAAAGGATTGTTAGCGGAAGCGTTGGTTTTTGGATTGAACAATCCTTCGGCTCTAGCAGATAATCCGGCAAACGTAGTTGGTAAAGGCATTAGAACTTCGTTTGGTTAAGGAGTAGAACCCATGTTGATGTGCCGGTAGAAATAACAGTAAAAGTATAAGAATCGTAGTTGCTTGCATTTGCAGCAGTCCACGCCGTACCACCTTGATACCAAGTTTGAATACCGTTATTGGTTGCACCTTGCGCTGGGAGAACGGTTGATGAAGTACCAGCCTGCACTCCGTTAATAGTTACATTCAAAGGCAGGTATGCTGTTGCACCATTGTTAACCAAAATTGCAAACGTAACTGATTGCCCTGTAATTGTCGGAGCGTTAGTTATGTTTACCGTGTAACCAGCAGTTGGTGTTCCTGTGTATAAATAAAAAGTTGATGATGATGCGTTAAGTGCTGCTGCAACAGAACCGCTTAATGCCGTTGCAGAAATACTGGCTGTTTCAAAAGGAGAGGTAAATACTCCACCAGTAATTAAATTTCCACCCATTGCAAGAGTGCCGGACATTGTTCCACCCGAAAGCGGAAGAAGTTGGTTAAGCAGGTTTGCGTCAATGGTCTGAGCAATCTGATAACCGGTTGTAATAGTCTGAGCTGTGGTTCCGTATTGCGCTCTAGTGATCGTGAAGGTGTCAGTAGTTACAGCAGTGACACGAACAATCTCAGCATTAGTAGAAAGAGGTTGTGCGCCGGCAGGCCAGATGGTTGCATCAAACGGCGTGGCCGGGAATAGAGTTCCCTGACCAGCCGTGACGACCAAACTTGTACCAGACGTGGCAGGAGACGGTGCTGTTGCTACGTTGGAGTATGCGAAGTTCTTTAATGCGTCCATCAGATTGCCTTTGGGTTAGGCCTCTGTAGAAGTTTCCTCCACAGGGGCAGGTGGTGTAACAGTTCCAACGGCTGATGCCGAGAACTCTTGCTCACCGCCCATTAGCTGAGTGATGTTGTGACTGCACCAATAGCGAACGACACTGTGGATCCAGCTGAAATCGCCCCTGAAAGTCCCGTAGTCGTTCCACCGCCCAAATAGGTTCCTGCGGTTGCGGCTGTGAACAGACCGAAATACGGCGCTCCACCAGAAAGAACTGGAACACCAGTAAAGTTTTGTGCAGTTGTTGATGCTTGTGATCCAGCAGATGCAGAACCGAAAGCAATTGTCTGACGTGCGTATGAACCACCAGATACTTCACCGGCAGAACCAGTTGTTCCTGGGTCGGTTGTAAATAGTGCTAGGTAGTAAGTTGTTGATGGAACGAACATTGCGTTCAAACCAGCGTTTTCTTGTGAAATCGGTAAGCGAGCCACTTTGTCTCCTAAGTGATAGTTGCTATAAATTATAGCAGGTTGTTGTTTGTTTTTAATTTGATACTGCGAAAGGTACTGCGGTAAAAATTAGTCGTTGATAGCGTCGTGGAATCCGAGGTGTCGGTCAAGGTCTGACGTAACTGCGTCGAGCTTCTTTTCTATTCTGTCCACGGCGTCACGCAAAGAACTGCCACCGTTAGGCCTGGTCTCTTTGTGAATGTCATTAAGGCGGTCTGTTACTGACTTGGCAAGAATGTTGTGCGCCAGACGTATGATGCTCCATACTCCACCAATTACAAAAAAGGCAGAGGAAATAAGCGTTAGCCAGAAGTTCCAAGAATTAGCGTTCATTTTACTTAGCCGGTGGTGTGTTGATTCCCTTGGCTGTCATGGCATTGGTGTTGAAGCGTAGATAGGTCTGTGGCTTACGTCCGTCTTGGTTGACGTGGACATAACTTGGGTCCGATTCCTGACCGTGGCTTATTGTAAGAGGGTTGTTGCCACCGTGATAGCCAACGATTAGAGCTGTGTGTTCGCCAGTTCCGCTACCGTAAACAATAACGTCGCCAGGTAGTACGTCCTTTAAAGCAATTTTCTTGCCGTGTGAGAGCAACGTGCCGGTGTAGCCGGTGTGGTTGTATGACATTCCGTTTGGATCAGGTGCGCCAGCCCAGTTGTAGCAAAGGGTGATAAAACTTGAGCAGTCAGCATAGACCGGCAATAAGCCAGGCTTGCCAATGTTGCCCATACGAAGTGGCCCTTGTGTGTAATGAAACTTGTCGTGGTGAGCTGCTGCCCACTTAGCCCAAGCAACTATGTTGTCTCTTACGTCGGTCATTATTCTCCTGTAGAAATAGTTGTTGCAAATGTTTTAAAACAATTCAAGTCACAGACAACAATTTGTTCTGGGAATAATTTTTCAGCTATTCCGCTTGGAGACTCAAGAAAAGATGAGAAATTGTCATTGTTTTCAAGGGTTTTGTTACATCCATTACAGGTAATGGTTCTCGTAAAAGTTATTCCCATAATTCTCCTATGTTTTAATAATTTTGTTTAAGGCAAGGTAGGGCGGAAGGTTGCTAAAAGGTGTTGCGCTACCCGTGGTGTCTGTTGCAAGTGGTCCAAGCAATGATGTGCTTGATGTAATGGTTCCTGATCCAGTATTCACACTGCTTGCCGTATCGGTTATGTTGCTACCTGTGTTATAGGTTCCTGTAAGAGAAGCGGCTGCAGTTGCGCTTGGAAGACTGCTACTACCTGTTGCCGACATTCGACCAGCGTCAATTCCACCAGTGGCCGAGGTTCCAACTTTGAAGTTGTTTCCAACTCCATTTCCCCAGAATGAACCATATGCACCTGGGTCTGTTGTGTCGGCACTGTGAGCGTGAGCTGTGTTTGTAACGCTGTGCGTGTGACTAAGGCCTGATATTGCATGGTGGTGTGTACCTTGCGTAAATCCGTGACCGTGAGTTGCGTCTGTATCGTGTGAGTGGGAAAGATACAGGTTGTGAGAGTGGAGCGCCAGGTTTGCAACACTTAGTGTTGTTGTTGCGTTTCCGCCTGTTTGCCCAAGCGTGTATGTTGAACCAGCTCCTATTGTTACCCTGTTTACTGCGTTCGGAAGGGTAAAAGAAGCACCTGACCCACCGTATGTGTAGCCAATTGCGGCAAACAAGGTTGCATATGTTGTTGTACTTACGGACGCACCGTTGCAAAGAAGCCAATCGGTTGGCGCTGATGAGCCAGCGTAGTCAACAATTGTTCCCGAGGGCATGGTAAAACCAGTCCCTCCGGCACCGTTGGTCCACCTAGAGGCGTTGGTACCGTTTCCCACCGACACAAGCGTCAGGTCGGGTGAGTTCGTATTTGGGATATTTGGCACTATGACCTCACTGGGTATGGATCAAGAATAAATGTTGTGTGCCATTCGCCCGGGTCTGCCCTGAATTCATGGCTGATTGATTCTACAACAGCAAGCTCGTTAATAATTCCTGCGCCAGAAGCGTTTGGCATTTTGCGTTTAAATCTAACAACGTCTGAGAAGTTTGTTCCAATAAGCGCCGGTATGTATTGACCGTTATTTGTTTCAGATCGTAATTCTACGCTTTGAATACGTGGAATAGGTGAACGGAATATGTATCCAAGAAAGTTTGCCGAGGACAATGCTGCGTCCAAAGACGTTTGCATAGTTGATGATTTTGCCAAGACGCTGTATCCGTACAGCTGCTCATAGGTGTATGCGGTTCCAGGAACGGTGCCGGTGTTGGTGTACACCTGTTCGCTCCCGGCCTGTGGAATTACCTTGACGGTAGTCCAAGTGTCTACGTCGTCACGGGTCACTTGCAGTGATGGGCCGTAGTAAGGCACGCCTGAGTCGTCATCGGTCCACAGATAGTTTCCTGTTGGGTTAAATGACCCTGGGTACCAAGTGCCGGTGTACGGAATTGTTCCCAGCCCGGTCCCCGATGGTCCGTTCCACACCCAAGTACCGTAGTAGTACTGAGGGTTGTAGTAAAAGGATCCGTTAGGGCTTTGGAAGAATGGCCCAATGTCTGTGTCAGTAATCTGTTGAATCAACGACAGGGCGCTGCTGTTTGACACGGGTGCGTCCCAGTAGTAAGGCTCGACTTGGTAGGTGCCGTTTGTTGCCCCATACACATAGGGTGTGTATGTTTGGTAGGCGGTTGCTATGTTTAGCAGCCCCACCGTTTGGCCGTAGGAGTTTGTCCATGTTGGAAGCACGACTGTGGGGGTTCCACTTACGAGCTGCACGCTTCCATACCCTGAAATGCAAAGTACCTCAGCAATTCTGTCGCCTGAGTAAATAGATACGTTGTTAACGGGGTGTCCTTGTTGAAGAAGAATCCCTGCTTTGTACCTAAGTTTCACTTCGTCGCTTAGAGTCGCAACCGTTCCGTATGTGTTGGTGCTCATAACAACTTCGTCTATTTGAGCCGAAAGCGTGTTTGATTTCAAGGAAATGCTATCGTGGCCAATAGCCATGTTGCTTCCTGGGTCAAAGGTAAACAGACCAAAGGATTGAAGTCCTGACCCACCGCTTGCAAATACGCCATCAGCGTAAAGTTCCAAAAACCCATTTGGAAGAGCTACTAATCCTATGTGATGCCAGTACCCGTCATTGAGATAAACGCCAGAGATTTTGGCGTTTCCAAGAGGTGTTGATCCATTGTAAACAATTACCGACAGTTCACCCGTGCTTTGTACAAACATTTTTAAGTTATAAACCGATGGTGTTCCAGACACAAATACTTCTTGCGTCAAGATTGTTTGTCCAGCAAGGGCATTTCCAAGTATCCAAAAGTCAATTCCGTTCCATTGACTTGGGAATGTAGTTATGTTGAATTCACCAGAACCCGTTGTGGGGTTTCCGCTAAAAACTTCAACTCCACCGTTGCCTAAGTCAACGCATCCATTTGAGCTGTAGATAATTGCCCCAGCGTTAGGGAAAGATACAACACCTTGGTAAAGACCCTCTGACGCTCCCGTTACTTGGTCGTAAATGTTTGCTATGTAAGCGTGACCTGTGCCTTGAGAGGTTCCTGTTACGGCTGGAAAAGTTGTTTTAACGGTGAAAGAAGATGCTGTGGCAGAGTCAATAGTTGCAGAACTAATGTTAAAAGAACCAGTTCCTGATGCCGTTGACAGGCCTGTTACGGTAACGAATTGCCCTGCTTTGAATACGTTCACCGAGGTGTATGTAATAACGTAATAGCCACCCGAATAGACGGCAGTGGCCCCAGTAATTGTTGCAGTGCTGACTGTGTTTGCTCTAAACCATGCAGCTGTATTGCTTGTGCGCACGTACGATTCCCAGAACGTATTGGAAGTCATAAACTTAAGTGACAAGAATTTCGTCATGTCGGTAGCGTCTACAAGCAATTCGGAGTTCAGTTGATCTATTATTTGTTCACGAATGCTGTCAACGACACCCCAGAATATTGGATATGTTGTTGCGGTGCCGCCAGAAGGTGTCCAGGTTGCCGTCACTGCTATTGGCATACGCACATTTAGCAGGTTTGGTGATCCGTTGAAGTAACCATTTCGGTTATTCACGGTCATTTTCAGCGTTGCTGCTTCTACACGGTCTAGGAAGTGTTGTTTTCCTGAGGAGGTGGTGAAGTCTTGCACGTACAAGGTTATGTTGGTCCAGTACGGCGTTCCCAAGTAGGACGTGGAGAAGTTGACCTGGTTGGCCGTGTTTAGTGAGTTGCCACCAGCTGTTGGGTCAAAAGCGACGTAGACGTTCAGTGTTGGAAGCGCACTTATTTGCGTCATGACAGTCTTTTACCCTGGTTTACGTTTAGTGCGGTTGATGGAAGTATTGTTTGGTTATTAACTTGTCTTCCACCGGTGTTTGCAAACAGGTTGCCCATGCGACGCACATCTTTAGTTAGCATGTCTCTAACCATAATTGAAACAAGTGCCATAAAAGTTTTATCCTGAATAAGCGCCCTTGCAAGCATGGCCATTTCAATCTCAATATTTATTTCTTGGTTATTGTCAGAGCTGTTAGGTATAGAAGAAGCCATTATCTTGGTTTAACCGTAACAGTAAATCTTGAAGTACCAGCCATTGATTTGCTTGGTGGCATAATCTGAATAATGTTTGTTCCTGTATTCTTAGGAGCAAGAACTCCGTAATTGCTTCCTACCCCACCAGATGTTCCTGAGTATTGAAATTGAGGAAGCATAGGTAGGGCTGGACTTCCAGGAAGATGTTTTAGACCTGCATTGAAGAATCCAAAAATTGCGTCTACTGTTGTGGCTGCAACGTCCCAAGATCCTTTAATTTTGTTATGCGCAAATTCATCTTTTGCATTTTGCACAACGTCTTTTCCAGGGCTAAAGTGAGATCCAATGTAATTTCCAAGCAAGGCACCAACTCCCAAGGCGGTTGCTATCGCTCCTAGCATTGGCAAAAACCTAGCAGCAGCAGCTTCTCCAGCCATAACTTCACCAGATGTACCTGCAATTTGAGCAATGTTTGCGCCAGAACTAAGTATGTCAGATGCACCCAATGCGGTTGCAGAAGCAAGGGTGTTTGCTGCAATTTCTGTCAATAATGCAGTTTGTGAAACTTGCGTTTCTGCGGTGATAGCTGCGCTTGTGGTTCCCGTAATTGTTTTAACAATGTTGGATACGGCTGAACCTAATTTGAAGGCTATTGATCCAACAAACAATGCAATGGCAGAATCTGAAGCAATCGTCTTAATCAATGGGTGATCTTGAAAGAACTTAATTGCGTTTTGCGCCCAGTTTGACAACATGTCGACAGTCGGAAGGAAAAACAATCCAATTCCTGTCAATACGTTTTTGGCTTCATTTTTAAGTTTGTTAAGTTTGAAGTTTAATTGACTGCTGGTCATTCCAAATGTAGTATTTAAATCTGCTCCGGATGACTTATTAAGTTTGTCGTTTAGGGTGGTCAATTCTGGAATTTGTTTAGCAAGTGCGCTAATAATTCCAACACTTCCTTTGCCAAATGTATTTGCAATAAGAGTGTTTAGTGGGGTTCCCGTTTTTCTTGATTGAGTTTCTAACTGTTTAAGAACATCAATAACACCTGTTCCTGGTGTCTTTGCAGTTTTTGCTAAAGCGTTTGCGTCAAGGCCAAATGCCTTTAATGCTTTTACCGAAGCCTTTGTTGGGTTTTCAATTTTCTGCATTCCACTAGCAATAGTGACAAATGCTCGTCCACTTTCGTAGCCTGATTTTGAGGCAATGGATGAGATGGCTGCAGCTTCTGCCATGTTGACACCGACGCTGGCCAGTGCTCCACCGACTTTTCCCTTTAGAACCGACACAAGGCTGTCTAGTGATCCAATGTGTTGCTTATTTGCATTGACCATAAGGTCTGAGATGGCGGCAACATCCATGCCTTTTGCAATTTGCAGACTTTGAGCTGCAACAATTGACTT